CGATGCCGCAAGATCCCGAACAAGGTCACGCGGTCGCTGTCACTGAACACCTGGGCGATGAAGGCGAAGATGAGGGGCCGATGCTTGGTGATGAAGATCATTTGGCCGAGCAATTGGCTATGCAACAGGAGTCTGACGATGCGGAAGAAGGGCAAAGTGCCGATATTGACGATAGTGATAGCTCTCTGGATGGCTCTGACGGTGGCGGCAATGGGGGCGCTGGCGATGATGACGATAATGGCCTTCCTGAATCTGCTGTAACGATGGAGCAATTGCAGGCTGAATTGGCGGAAATGGGCCAACGTCTGCGCAAGAGTGAAGGCCATATGGGGCGCATGCAGCAAGAGTTTCAAGCTGCTGGTGCTGCTGCTGCTGCTGCCAGTGCAGGTAATGCACCGACACAGGCCCAATTGGGCGCTATCGATCTGACTGACATCGAAGAGCTCAACCAGCTGGAAGAAGAGTTCCCTGAGTTTGCCGCCACACTAAAGGCTGTCATTGGCAAGATGTCTATGGGCGCAGCGCCAGCTGCTGCTCCTGGCGCTGCTGATCTACCGGACACCCCTAAGCCAATGACTGCGCAAGAGATAGCGAGCATATCTGCACAGGCGGCGGTTGATGCGTTGATCGAAGATGCACACACGGGCTGGGTTGATACGATCAATACCCCTATGTTCTCTGTCTGGATGAATGGTCAGCTGAAAGAGATTAAGGATCTTGGCGCCAGCGAGAGATCGTCCGACGCCATTGCGATGCTCGACAAATTTGAGCAATTTAACGGCTGGGTCAAACGTCAGGGAGACAAGGCCGACAAATATACGGATGCCGCATTGCTTGAAATCTACATGCAAGGTGGTGTAAGTTCCAATTCAGCAAAGCGCAACTCAAGCGCAAAGTCGCGAAATGACAGATTATCGGGCTCGGTCCCAGCTACAAATTCAAGTAGTCGCACCCAGCAAGATAACAGTTCAGACACAGTGAACGATGCTTTTGAAACGGGCTTTAAGTCGGCAAGATAACTTGCCATAGAGGAAAAGGCTGATACCGACACCACACGGTCCCGGTATCTAGCGACACGAACGCCGCCGGATAGCGCCCTTCGTTTGAAGATAGTTTGATTCGTCCTCACGAATCTTTAATTGTTTTATTCAAACGACAGGAGTAGCCCCATGCCGGGTCAAAATTTCAATTCGCCAGCTGCGCGAATCGCCAAATTCAAGGGCGAAATCTTAGGTCATGCCATTCCCAAAGAAGTGTTAGGTATCACTGGCACTCAACGGCGCATGCCAAAAAATCATTCTGCTGTAGTCGTATATCGACGATGGCTTCCCTATGGTGGTTCTGCTGGGTCTGCGACCAGTATCAACACCATCACTGCTGATCCAGTGGCGCACCAGACTACAGAAGGCGTTACGCCTGATGCTGACAGCCTGACGCCTGAAGATCGCACAGTCACCCTTAAGCAATACTCTTGCTTGTATATGTACACCGACAAGGTTGCGGATCTTTACGAAGATAACGTACCGGACGAAATGAAAGTCCAGACCGGTGAGCGTATGGGTCTTGTGCGTGAAATGATCCGCTATGGTGCGCTGAAAGGCTGCACCAATAAGTTCTATGCTGGCGGTACGAGCCGTGCAACGGTTGATGAAGCTGTGGGTAAGAACCTGCTTCGCCGCATTACACGGTCTATCAAGGGTAATCGTGGCCAGATGGTCACCAAGATCCTGGCGCCAAGCGCAAACTACAACACTGCGCCGGTCGAAGCTGGCTATCTTGTGTTTTGTCACACTGACTGCGAATCCGATATTCGTGATCTACCTGGCTTTATCAAGTGTGCAGAGTATGGCTCGCGCAAGCAGGTACACGAGTGCGAAATTGGCTCCATGGATAGCTTCCGCTTCGTTATCTCGCCCGAACTAAGCTCGATTCCTGACTCTGGTGCAGCCGTGGGCTCTACCGGTCTTGAATCAACAAGTGCTTCAAACGTCGATGTATACCCGATGATTGTCGTCGCTGAGGATGCTTGGGCTGATGTGGCTCTGCGTGGTCAAGACTCTTTTGATCCTACTCACATTTCGCATAAACAAAAAACCAAAGAAGATCCCCTGGGTCAACGTGGTTATGTGGGTGCGAAATTCTGGTCTGCTGCATTCGTACAGAATGATGGCTGGATGGCCGTAGCTGAAGTAGGCGTGACGAACTTAGGTTAATCCCTGAGTCCGAACCCCTCTTAAATTAGGAGAACGATAAATGCGTACTAATCAAGCTGCTGGCTTAGATATGGTATTTGGACCGGCAGGCATCACTGCTGCTGGCGCTGATGTGTTGTATGACACCTCGACCGCCTTTAACTATTGTATCAATGGCAAGGCATACGCTAAGTCAACGATATCAAGCGGCAATACCGCTGCTCTGACTGATGCAAACACGGGCTTAGGCTTTGTGGCATTGGCTGCAGACGAGGCATGCGCCTTTTTGTGGCTGATAAACGGGGATGGAACTGTTGCTGTAGCACAGGGTCCGGTCGTAGCGATTGATGGTGACACTGACCTTTTCAAAGACGATGGTGGTCGCCCTGAATTTCCAGCAGTACCTGATGGCTATGTGCCGTTTGCATACTCTTTGCATCAAACCAGTGGTGCTTCTAGCGCCTGGACGTTTGGCACGAGTTTGTGGAACGCAGCTGGCCTGACCGATGTACTGGTGGACATCAGTGTATTGCCTGATCGCCCACAGGCTGACGCTCGAAGCTAAGGAAACTCTCTCCCCTTAAGCTGATAGCAAAGATGTTCCCGGTCGCTTCGCCTTGGTGTCGCGACCGGGACATCACTTAACTGGGTCTACGCAACTAAAATAGAGAATCGATATGCGTTTACATGAAAAGCTAAGAAAACCCCTTGTTACTGAATCCCTTGAACTGGCAAAGAATGCCGTTATCAAGGTGACAAATTCTTCTGGTGTGGCAAAAGAAATCTCCGCAACAGAACTGGCGGCGCTCGATGGCCTGGACGCTGAACTAGCGTTACTTGATGGCATTACCGCGACCGCTGCCGAACTGAACCAAGCTGCTGATATCTCTGGAATGTTTGAGGTTGTCACAGCCACCAACGTCATTACCGCTGCTGAAAACGGTAAGACCTTCTTCCTGTCGGCTGCTGCAGGCTTTGTCAGTACATTGCCGGCACCTGCTGTTGGTTTGCGATACACGTTTATCGTGTCACTTGCGCCAACGTCAAACGGCTATGACATCGCCACGAATGCTGGTGCAAACATTATCAAGGGCTTGGCCTTTGAAGCTGAGACAGACACATCTGATGATGGTCCTACGGATCAGAACGCAGATAATCTGAACCTGGCTGCAAACGTAGCTGTTGCTGGCGATAACGTCACTGTGGTCAGTGATGGAACGAGTTGGTTCTTCACTGGCGGATCTGCCGCTGATGGTGGAATCGTACCTAGCACTGCGTAAGCGGTGCTGATACTGCCCGGTGGGACGAGAGCCTACCGGGTTTAATTACTGAGGATGGGCGACAATGAACGAAGAACAAGTACCAGCTGGCAAGGCACCCACAAAATCGAAAGTTAAGACGCCAAATATCAGGGCTCTTGAATCGATGATGAATGAGCAAAACGATGCGGTTGCCGAACGGCTTGACCAGATGGAAGAGACAGCCAATCAAACCGCTGAGAACATGAGCGAAATGCTTGAGGCTATGAAGGCTATGACAGCTGGTATGTCTGGCATGAGCGCCAAGAACAGACCGCATGGTGGGTCTGGCATGCTGGAAGCTGAGGAACTGATGGTCGAGCACGATGTGTTCCGCGAGTTCGGTCCTGAAGGTGATTTTGGCGAGATTGAAGTACAGGCAAAATCACTCGATCAAATGGGTATGGCAAAGCTCGACGCACTGGCTTTTGATCAGGAACTTCTTGATGTCAGAATCAGCGAAGCGCAAGACGAAGCACAGGACAAGCGTATATCCGTTGCCGTAAATGGTAAGGAGTACGTGATGTGGCGGGGTATGACTTACCGCAACGTGCCGCGTTTTATTGTTGAAGGTCTTGCACGGGCAAAGCCTTACACGTTTAGCAACGTGGAATACACCAAGCCAGATGGCTCGCTGTCTGTTAAATGGCCAGCACACATGGGCTTGCGCTATCCCTTCCAAGTGGTTCGGGACAACAATCCCAAAGGCGCTGACTGGCTGCAAGGCATCCTGTCGCAACGGCACTAACGTAAGGGCTATGAATGAATTACTTGCAACTGGGCCAATTCTTACACCGTGAGGGTCGGTACGCTGGTACTGCGCCTACAACGATGCAGAACCAGACAGGGCAAGCACTCGACATAGCTGAATGGATCAAACTCGCCTGGATGGATATTCAACGCGAGTTTGACGGTAAGTGGAACTGGCAGCAGCGCAAGTTCACCCTGGCAACTGTTGCGGCACAATCGGCCTACCCCTACACAGATGCAATTGATCTGCTCGATACCACAGCTATCTCACGATTCCATGAATGGAAGCTCCAAGACAGACGTAACCCCGCAAAGATCTATCTGACTTCTGCCGGTGTCGCTACCGAGCGGTGGGTGATCTGGACGCCTTGGGAATCCTTCGAGCAGGTGTACGGTATCAGTTCACAAAACGATTCAATGCCGGTCTATATCACTGTCGACCCGCAAGACAACATCGTTCTCGGTCCTACTCCCAATGATGTGTATACGATCAGGGGTGAGTATTGGCGCGCTCCGCAAGAGTTATCGGCTGATGACGACATACCAGAATGTAAGTCGCACTTTCACGAGGCTATTGGATATCGCGCGCTGGCGAAGTATGGATATGCGGGTGTTGCTCAAGAGCATATCCAGCGCGCCAATGTCGAAGGCTTGCCCATACTCAATGCTCTGCGAATGAATCAAGGTGCAACCCGGCGTAGATTCGGCCTCGCCTCTCCAATGGCATAGAGGCTATGATGAAATTCCCCCCTCTCAATAACTCCGTAGCTGCGGCAGTCCGTGATGCGGTAATGTTTTTTAATGGTGGGTTAGATCAAGAAACCCCAGCCTGGAAGGTCAAACCTGGCCATGTACGCGAATCGAACAATTATGAGCAATCAATCGAAGGCGGCTATCAGGACGTAACAGGTTACGAGCGGTTCGATGGGCATACTGCGCCCTCTACTGCAGCGTACTCCGTCATGGACGTTACGATATCTGGCTCAATCACTGTAGGCGATACGCTCACTGGCGCAACGTCCGGTGCAACCGGTGTTGTTGTCGCGGTGGTGACCACTACAACGCCTGACTACGTGGTTATGACTAAAGTGACCGGCACTTTCCAGTCCGGCGAAAATTTAGAGGTATCTGCGTCTGTCGAGGCTGTTGCCGCGTCGGTCGCTTCTGTTGATGGCGCCACCACCACAGTCTTGCATGCGCAGTACACAAACCTTGCTGCCGATGCCTATCGTGCTGACATTGCAGCTGTACCTGGGGAAGGCGCGATACTTGGTGTGCGCCAGCTGAATGGCGTGGTCTATGCGTTTAGAAACGCGGTAGGCGGCGCGACTGCTGCTCTGTACAAGCAAACGAGCGGTGGGTGGTCCCTGGTGGACCTGGGGCTGCAGGTTAGCTTTACCGGTGGTGGTGCGGCCGAGATCAGTGAGGGCGATGTCATTACCGGTGCAACGTCCGGTGCTACTGCTACGGTTCGGCGGGTGGGCCATGTGTCTGGTACGT